TTTGAATATCCAAAGGGGTCATGGATGGGAGTGATGCAGCTAGATAATGAAGAAGTTTGGAACGAATACGTAAAAACAGGAATTGTAAAAGGCTTTTCAATAGACGCCTTTATGCAATTTGAAGAAGTAAAATTAAAAAAAGTAGATATGTCAAAGAAAGAAGAAGGTACAATTTTAGAAATGCTAAAAGAACTGCCTACTAAAATTGTTGCGTTAATGAAACCAACTGAAAAAATTGAAGTAAAAGAGACTCCTGAATCGAAAGAAGCAGTTGAATTAACTGAAGAAGTTGAAGCAGTTGAAGCAGTTGAAGTAAAAGAGACTCCAGAAGCTTTAAATAGAGATCAAATTTTAGAAAGTTTAGTCAATTCATTTAAAGAATTGATGAATCCAATTCAAGAAGAAAGTGTTGCCTTAAAAAAGCAGTTAGATGCTATGGAGATCAAACTTTCAAAGCAAAACGATGAATTAGTTGAATTGGGAAAATCTCCTGCAACTAAATCTGTAAATAGCGCACCAAAGCAATTGGAGTATGCTAAAATGAGTAATTATCAAAAGTATTTGTACAATAAAAATAAAAAATAGATGGGAGTTACAACTGAAAAAACTCCAAAAAAAGAAGGTGTAAAAGTAAAATTAGACACAAAAAACCCATTTAATAAAGGGGTGTCTTACGAAGCTTTTTTAAAAAACGTTACAAAAACTGTTACACTAGATGATTTGTTTAAAAAAGCAGATTTAACAACAGATCAAATAAAGTGGGTAAAATTAGAAATAGAACAATTTAAAAAAAATAAAAAATAATGGCTGTAAATTATACTGGGGGCACAAGCAACCAAACGGAATTAGAAAGAATTCAACAAGAAATTTATGCAGAATCGTATACAATTAGAGATGGGATTATCGATATAGATCAAAACCACAAAAATGGAGCAGACGTCTATGAATCTAGTGTCAGCGTTACGGTTAGCGCTGCAACAACTTCAGGAGTTACTGCAACTGGAGACATCAATATGAAAGTAAATAAAACAGGGGTTCCTTTGGTATCTTTTCAGTATGAAGACACTTTTTCAGAAAAAGCTTTGAAAGGAACTCGTTTTGAACGATCAATGGCAGCAGGTGCATTTAATGTTGATTCTTCTGAATTTGATCAAAAAGTTTTAATCCAAGTTGCACCAGCAATCGGTGAGCAAGTGGAAGGTTATATTTGGAACGGATCGACAGCAGCTCAAAAAGTAGCAATTGCAGCTTTAGCTCCGGGCGCAGCTCAAGGAAGTATTTCGGCAGGCGCTCAAGCATTAGTTGCAGCTTCTCCTTCAAATTTATTCAATTCCCTAACATCTACAATCTTGTACAATACTTCTAATTCAAAAGTTGTAGCAGGAGCAGGATTGGGAGATTATATAAAAGTGCCAAACATTGTTGCAGTTACTCAAACAACCATTGCACAAGAATATGGTAAAATGTATGCAGTTGCACCATCGAAAACGATAAACCATACATCAGAGCCTCCTAAGATTTATGCACCTTTAGGAGATCGTCAATTGATAAAATTAGCAAACAATTCTATTGGAGCGGCAAGTAATAAAAACTTTGTCATTGAAGGTTTTGGAGCAACTGAAAAAATATACTTCAACGGTATAGAAATTTGCTTCGTGCCTTTAGTTGGGTTTAGAATTTTATCAATTCCATCGTATTTAAAGTTACTTATGGATTTGACCTCAGATGTATCAACACTAAGAGTGGGGCAAATGTCAGACGGCGCTAGCGATAGATATATTAAAAACATCCAAACAGCAGCAACTTGGGTAGTAGGTCAGAAGTATATCACTTTATACGGAGGATAAAATTAACAATAAAAAGGGGTTATTATTTTAATCCCTTTTTTTAAAAAAAAAATATATGGCAGACATAACTTCAGGTAGGGTTCGTACGGATGACAATTTACAAGGTGGGGTTCAAGAAATTTATTTCTTCAACTATTTAGACGATGCGTTTACAGTTGCTGCAAACGTGGCTACTGCAATGAACGCAGGATTAACAGCAGCTTACAAGTACGTGATTCAAGGCGATGGAAATACACTTCAAGAGAGTGCAATTTCAGATAAAAAAATTGGTACAAAATTAAATACACAAACGTTAGTTGCACAATTAAAGCAAATAAATAGCGCAACAAATGTACAGTTAGATTTAATGTTGGAAGGTCAAAATTCTGCGGTCATTAAAGATTGGAACAATCAATACAGATGGATCGCACCGAATGGCTTCAACGTTACTTCAACTGCAGAAAGTGTAACAGGAGGAACTAGAACAGACTTCAACGGATACAATGTAACTTTGATTTCTGAAACAAAAGATTTAGCTCCGATTTTAGATTCATCAACAGTAACTGCATTTTTAGCAGTCGTTTCATAAAAAATTAATTGGTGTTTTTTTTGTCTTTAAGCCTCACTATTTATTTTAGTGGGGTTTTTTGTTACAAAAAGCAAAGTCTTTGGTTATATATATAATGAAAGTACTACTACCAACAAATTCAACTCATACAATTTCAATTTTGCCTAGAATTTATCCTGTTGGCGCATTAAGTTTAAAAATTGTAAAAGAAGGAGTAAATACTTCTGAGACTTCAACTCCTACATATAGCATTACAAATGGAGTGATGTCTTTAAATTTTGGATTGGTTGGTTCTGAGGGTCAAAAATTCACGATAAAATTAACTGAAGGAACAACTGTGGTGTATAGATGTAAACTCTTTTTTACAGCGCAAACACCTGAGAACTACAAACAAACAAATAATTTATACACCTATGCCTAACGATTTACAGCTAAATTTTAGCCAGTTATCTTTTAATAAATACACACAAAAGCCAGTTGTTGAGAACAAGGCTAGAAATTGGGTAATGAATGGGCGAAATAATGAAAATTACAAATACATTATTGATCGTTACAATGGAAGTACAACCAATAAGGCAGTTAACAATTCTTACATCGATTTGGCGTATGGGCGTGGACTTTCAATTCATGAAAAAGAAGATGATAGTCCAGAGGTAAAAGAACTACACAGTTACATTCATAAGAACGACGTTCGAGCTATTTTAACGGACAACCAAATTTTTACCGCACATTCTTTTCAAATTCACCGACAAAAAGGTAACAAAAATAAATTAGCAAAAATTGAGCATATCTCAAAATCCAATGTAATTCCAAGCATTCCAGATGACAATGGTGTAATTAAATCCTATTGGCATTCAATGGATTGGACAAAGCAATACCAAGCAAAATATAAGCCGAAAGAATACCCTGCGTTTGGTTATGGGGAATTATTTGGATTTGAACTTCCTGAAATTTATGTAGGAAGACCTTATCAGATTGGGCAAGAATATTTTGAAATTCCAGACTATGCAGCCTGTTTGCAGTACGCTAAAATTGAAGAGGAACTTAGTAACTATTACCAAAGCCACATTCACAATGGGTTGAGTTTTGGGAGTATTGTAAATGTACCAAATTCTTCTCAATGGTCGCAAGCTGAAAAGAATCAATTTATGCAAAGTTCCAAAGACAGACTGACAGGAAGTACAAATGCAAATACACAGGTATATAATTTTAAATCAGCGGATACGGAAGACATTAATATCACAAATGTCGAAAACAACACCGCACACAAGCAATGGGATTTTTTAGTAGCAGAAGCAGGTTCTAAAATCTTGTCAGGACATAAGTGTATTTCACCGACTTTGGTTGGTTTAGGAGCATCAAGAGGCTTTTCATCAGTCGCAGATGAAATGGACATGATGGAGCAGCAATTAATGAAAAGAATTATTGCACCAAAACAAGCTTACGTAATTGATTCACTTATAGAAGTGTTTGATTATTTCAAACTGAAATTTGAGGGAATGTATTTAAGACCTCTTACCGAGATTGAAGGAGAAGAAGAAGAAAAAGAGAAAGTTGATGTAGAAGAAAAAGTTGCTGAAGATGTAGCACTTGCAAAGGATTGTAATTGCGAAAAAAAAAAGTCTGAATTAGATGCATTTATAGAATTAGGAGAAGACGAGGATTTAGAAAACTTTGATTTGATCGATGAAAATGAAGTTGATTATGAAGAAGAACATCAACTAGAATTAGCAAGCACAGGAGTTGCTAGACCCAACGCTAAAAGTACTCAAGACACAGATGATTTTATTGTTCGATATAAATATGTGGGCAACAAAAATCCTGAAAGAGAATTCTGTAAAAAAATGATGGCAGCAAATAAAATTTACAGAAAAGAAGACATTTTACAACTTACAAATAAGGTTGTAAATGATTTTTACACCAACAAAGAAGGAAGGCAAGTAGGTTGGGGTCCTAATGGTGATTCAACCTATTCAATTTGGCTGTACAAAGGTGGCGGAGGTTGTAAACATAAATGGAACAGAGTTATCTATTTGAAAAAAGGAAAAAGTGTTGATGTCAATTCTCCTTTGGCTAAAATAATAAGTACTAGCGAGGCAAGAAGAAGGGGTTATAAATTGAAAACAAACGATACAAAAGTAAGTGTCGAGCCTAGAAATATGACCAACCGAGGATTTTTAAAAGCAAGATAAAATGGCAGATTTACTTTTCATAACTCCGCAAGAAATGACCAATACCACAATTATTGGCGGTAATGTTGATCTCGATAAATACACAATGTGCATTTTAAGTACACAATTGCGAGTGATAGAACCACTTTTAGGGACTTTATTGTACAACAAAATTATTGCAG